AAGCACCAGGGACTCTTTACCCAATTTGCCCCCTAAGTTCTTCTGCTTGAACTTTACCTTTACCCATCATTTGACCTAATGCAAGAAAAGTTCCTTTTGCATCTTCACTAGACAATCCTAATGCAACTATACCTGTACTTACTTGCTCAAACATTTTTCTTGTATCTGAACTTGTAAACTTAGTATTAATCATTGCACCTCTTAATGTCTTAAAACCTTCTGCAACTGATTCAACTTCTAATCCGTATTCATTTGAAAAGTTTTTAATCCATAAAAAATTTATTTCGCCTTGCTTTGCTGTTTCTGAAGCTGTATTTATAGCATTTCTAAGTGATTGAAATTTAGCCGTAGTTTGTACAACTTCTTTGCCAAAATTCCAAATAGCACCAGCAGTCATATATCCTGCTAGATATTTAAAAGAACCTGATAATAAATCAGTTTGTTTTTTAGCTTTACCAAGTTCTTTATCTGCCCTATCGGCACTTAAAGCAACTTCTTTTAAAGCCCCACTAGCAAGGTCTTTTACAACTAATTTATATTCTAATTTTTCGTTAGCCATTGATAATAGGTTCGTTTGCTATTCTTTTTTGTTCAAGTACCCATTTTAACTTAGCCCAAAGTTCAAAAAATTCTTCATCACTTAAAGAATCTGTGTTTATTTTAAAATGAAAACGAATCAAAGCGTCTTTTCGCAATGATTCGTTTTTTTCAATTTCAGTTATTTTTTGATTTATAAGGCCTTCAGTGTGCTTTTTTTTAGATCGATAATTCTTTGTACATTTAAAGCAACACCAATACTAACACCTGCCTTTGATTCAAGGTATTTATCTAAATCAGAAACAGAAGGGACACAAACGCTACCAAATAAATTATCACAAGCCACAATTGGGTCATCTACTAAATCATTCCAAATACCTGAAACTACATATCTATTTATTTCAGTAATATAAATTCTAAATTCATTATTATCACCAAAATAAATACAATGTTTAGCACCTAGTTTTATTGCTTCTTGCTCTCTTGTATCAATTGTTTCAAGTTCTTTTGCCATAGTTTAAATATTTTGTTTCCCAAATGTACAACAAATAATATAAAAAAAAAAGAGGGTGTTTAAACCCTCTCTTTTTATGATTCTAAACCTGCAAAAATAATAGGTATTGAAACAGGTAATTTAGTATCTCCTTGTGATGCTGTTAAGCTATTTTCAAGGAACTCACAATTGTTTAATTTAATTGTTCTTGCAGTAACACGAGTACCACCGAATACAACTCTAATTTGAAATGGAGGAATATTTAAAGGGTCATGATTTGGACTAGATGCAACAATACTTTGCCAATCATCTTGAAGCATATCAATAGTAGCTTCATAAGTCTTATTTCCGTAACCTCTTGAAATAACATCAAAACCTAGTCCGTAAGTATTATCTTTCGATTGAGCCATTTTAAACTCAATTTTTTGTGAAGAAATAATAGGATTACCGAACAATAAAATAGTGATGTTTCCCCAGCTATAATTAATTCCATTAATCATAACTCCGCTTGTATTTACTATCGCCATGATTATGATAATTTAGGAGTAAAACCAATATTAATTGTAAATTGTCTAGCAATTGCAACAGGAACAATTTTAATCGTAACGTTTACAATTCCTGTACTTACAACATTTTGAGAAGTTGGAACTGATACACTAACAGCAGAAATATCACCATCTGATACAACTTGATTTAAGTCAGTTTCAATAGCTTGTTCAATTGCATTTGCTGATAATGTACTTATTGTACCATCTGCATTTAACAAAATTGAACTTTGTTGAAAAGGCTCTAAATCAGCGTTAGCAAGTCTTACAACTTTATCAATAGTTTCGTTATTCTCAATATAAGCGTAATCACTTGTAAGAGTTATACAAGTATTGCCATTATTGTAGAATGTACCATCAATAGTTTTGCCTTTAATTAAGAATAAATATCTTAAATTATCAAGTGAATCTAATTGAGAAGGTGTTAAACTAGAAACTAATGGATTAGAAGTACAACCAATTGAAACTACATTTAATTCAGTACCATCAGTAACGTTAAATTTACCTTTGTATCCGATTGAGTCACTTACTTGACCACTTGAACGAGTACCAATAGCATTTCCAACTGAACCAACTGTTTTGCCTTGTGCATTCCAAATTTTGAAACCGTTAGCACCAGCATCTTGACCTATTGAAATACTTACATTTTTTGAACTTAAAACCAATGAAGGTAAAGAAGCAAAAGCAGTACCACTAAAGTCAAATGTTGCAATAAGTGATAAAGGATTATTGTAATTACTACCCTCTAATGTTGTTGCTACTGTTTGTAAAGATGTTACTTTACCTGTTGTAAATGAAGCAGTAGAGTAAATACCGCATCTTCTTAAACTACCATTAGCAAATGATTGTAATGCTAATAAACCAACACTATAATCAGATTCAGAAGTACAAAGCATAAAGTATAAAATACCGTTTGCATTCGCTCTGAAATATTCTGAAACATGATAGTAAATTGGATTTAAAACACTAGCAACACCACTACTAAATGCAACAGCAGAAGCAAGTACCATAGTAGCACCGCTATTTTGAGTGAATGTTACTGTTTTAGTATTTGGATAAATACCAAGTCCAACAGGTGCTACTAATGTTTTTTTAGTTCCTGTTGAACCATCATTACAAACAAAACCATGTTTCCAAGTGTATGAGTTAATGAATGCTTTAATTGCAGTTGCTTGTAATGTAGCAGTAGTATCAGTTGATGCAACAGTATAAACACCTAAAGAAATTACAGTACCATCATAATTGGTAAATTTAATTTCTAAAGTATCATTTGTAGCACCAGCAGTAGTAATACTAATAGTATCAACGGCAGTAGCTTGGGTTTCTCCAATACTTGTATTAGTTAGTCCTAATGCTTCTAAATCAGAAATTCCATACAATTTATAGCCTTGTGAAGCTGTAATACTTGTACCTGATACACTAGAAACATAACCAATAAAGCCTGAAATACCATCATTATTAGGAGTAGTACGACCTAAACCGCCTTGCCCTCTATTAAATGTATTTTTACTTAATGACATATTTTAGTTATTAAAAAAGCCCTCACTTATGAGGTAAGGGCTTTTAAGTTTATTTAATTGATTTAGTTTTTTTAGGTTCTGTGATTTCTGATTTCTCAATTAACTCCCAACCTTCTGAATTAGGTTTATTAATATGATATTCTTCATCTTTTACCCAAACTTTCGAAACGTGAGGTATATTTTCAAATACACCTTTTGCAATTTCTAAGCTACTCATAGTACTAAGCCATTACCGCTCTACCTGTTTCAAGCCAGTTAGTACCATCAAAAACAAAACTAATAGTAGCACTTTTAGAAATAGCAGGTGCAATTGTACCTGTTGTTTTAAAGTTAGTACCAAAAGTTACAGTTCTTGAAGTAGTATCAGAAAGTAAAATGAAAACCAATTCATCATATTCCTGTGCGTTAGTTGTAACAGCGTTTACAGTCATTGCACCTGTTAAAACAGCAGGTTCAATGTACGTTTTAAATGCGTTAGGCTTAACAGATAAAGTTGAAGCGTAAGCAGGTTTTTTATAATCATAAGTTAATACTCTACCAGTATTATCCTCATTTGGAGTTATTGCAAATCTTGGCATTTTATTAAGCAGTTAATTTAGTGTAAATTACTAATTGGTCAGCAAAACCGATTTGAGTATCCATTTTGAATAAACCTTTGATAAAGAACAATTCAGAGTTATTTTGTAATCTCTGTAATTGTAATTGATTATCTTCCATTGAGTTTACACCTAACCATAAGTTAGAATCAATGTCAGGTTTAGCAATACAGAAAATAAATGTATTTGCTGGAATACCTGCAAGAGGTACAATGTCATAACCTAAATATCTGTCAATACCTTTTTCAGTAGTATCGTTGTTTTTGAAGTTATTAGTTACAGTTAAAAATTGTTCGTAAACAAGTTTAGTACCGTAAGACATTAATACTTTTAAACCACCTACACCGTATTTGAATTTTAAAGCATCAGGGACTAAAGAATAAGCACGATATAAAGCAATACCTATATTTTCTTCACCTGCACCAGCAGTACCTGAAACTAATGTAGCAGGAGAAGATACTTGTACAGTACCTGAATTGTCTAATGCTTTTTTAATGATACCATCAAAGAAATAGTATGCAGAAGCACCAGCTAAATCACCTTTTGTAGTAGGGTCAACAGCGTTACCATCTAAATCGTAATCAATACGACCTCTCCATATTTGGTTCTCAAAGAACTCATTTGAACGCTTCATTACTTGCATCATTGTAAATGCTTCAGCAGTTTGAGGTAGTTGTTCGTCAATTAATTTTGTGTTTAATTGAGTTGCGAACCAATGTGCTTCATAATCACGAGGGTTAAACTCTGTGTAAAGCATGATGTCTTGAGGAGTAATAGTAACCGCATCAACAGTATGAGCACCTTGTGATGTTGGAGTTGCTTTTCTCTTTTGGAACATTCCAGAAACTTCTACTCTAGGAATAGTAAATTTCTTTTTAATACCGTCTTGTACATTAATACAACCTTTTTCAATTGTATCAGCACCAACAACGGCTCTTGTAATCATGTAACTTGCCGCTTCACCTGCGTAGGTTACGTCACTAATAACTAATCCTTCAGCCATGATAGGTTTCTAATTAAATGTTAAATTTGTTTCTTAATTCAGCCATTTTAGATGAAACAACCGCAACACCATCTAATTGTACATGGTTTTTAGGTTCTTCAATCTTACTTGGTGCTTGTTTACTTGGTGCAATTTCATTTAATAGCTCTTCTGTACCATCAAAATCAATTACCGCTTTATTCACCCATTTATCAATAGATGAATTTTGAATAGCACCTCTTTTAGCGTGAGATTCAACCATTGCTTTAGCTTTTACAGTTATAGCGTTTTTAGCTTCTTCTTCAGCTTTAGCTTTGTAGCCATTCATTTCTTCTTCAAGATTTTTGCATTTATCTTCTAAAGCATCCATCTCATCTTTTTTCTTTTTAAACTCTGCTTTCGCTTTGTCTAATTCGTCTTCGGCTTCAGCTTTAGAGCGTTTAGCTTTGTTTACTATTTCTTCAATAGAATCTAACAATGCCATTTCGCTATCAACTTCAGCAATCGCAAGACGATTACAGATTGATTTAAAATTCATAGATTTATCAATTATTGGTTTACTAATTGCGTTGTTGAAATAGTTTTTTGCAATTGAATAAGAAGCTAAAGACTTTTCTAATGGTTCTTCGCTCGTATTTAAAATTGAATCGCATAAACCAGCTTTTAAAGTTTGTGAAGCATCGTACCAAGTTTCTTCATTCATAATACTATCCATTTTTGAAGTAGATAGTTTTGATTTGGCAGATAGCATTACAACTAAACTTTTCTTCATTGCTTCCAATGCTTTGTCATTTTCTCCACCCCAAGGATTGTGCATCATTAAAATGCCATAATCTGACATAATTCTATTTTTTCCAGCTTGGAAAATAACACCTGCAATAGAAGCACAAAGCCCCATACAATATGTATTAACTTCAATAGGTGCGTTTAAAATAGTTGAAAATATGGTATATCCTTCTACAATAGAACCACCACCGCTATTTATCCATACATCAACTTTCTTTTTTCCCATTTGGCAAAGTGATAATAATTCTTCTTGAAATTGGCTACCACTTACACCTTCATCTACACTACCATCTTCACGAGTTTCATCACCAATATGCGTATTAATGCACATTATTGGCGTTTCTGAATCTATATTTTGAGTGTATTTGTAAATCATAAACAAATTTTATACATTTGTTTATTAAACTTTTAATTTGTTGTACAAATGGCAAAAAAAATATTTGTTAATATTAGAGTTGATTATAATGCTAGAAATCATTTTTTGATATTAAGCGAACAGCTTGAAACAAGCGAATCTAGTTTATTAAATGATTTTGCAAAGAAATTCTGTAATCCAAAGTACTATGAGGGAAAAAGACTATTTGACAGAAAGAATAGGTGCTAGGGTTGAGGAAGATGTTTTTAAAGCAATAATTGAAGTATCTAAAAGGTTTAATATAAAACCTACTGAAGTATTACGTGAAATAGTACATGAAGCTATTAGGGAAAATCACATGGTTATTAAAAGAGGTAGTATTCAAAAATTAAATGGTATAGATAAATTTTAACTTATGAATGTAATAATGTATTTATGTTTTGTTGTAATCGTTGGTGCGATTGGTAACAATAGAAAAATAGGTTTTTGGTGGTCATCATTTTGGGCATTATTATTAAGTCCTGTTATTGGATTAGTTATAACATTGTTAAGTAAAAAAAAATAAAACATGGAAACTAAAATATTTATACTTATATTATCGTTATGCTTTTTTTCGTGTATAAATCATGATAAAGAAATAATTAGAGGTCATAAATTTTTTAACTATGAAATAGTAATTATTGATTCATGTGAATATATTCAAGCATCAAATAATAGTTCACCTATTCATAAACAAAATTGTAAAAACTGTAAAAAATAAATTATGGATATTAATGTAAAATTAAAAGATATTATACCTAATGATTTAATTAAACAAGCTATTTATTACGCAAATAATGCACCTAATACTTATGGATTAATAACAATAAAAGAATCCGAAAGAAAACTAAAAGAGACAATAGAAAGTCATAGAGAATTAATTAAAATATGGAGAGAAGTTAATAACCAACAAAAAATATATCAAGATTTTTGCGATATGTCTGGTATAGAATGGAGACAATAAAAAAAAGCCTTAGAAATTAATCTAAGGCTTTTTTATTTTTATCCTATTGAATCACATTGATAACTAAAACAAAAATATAATGAAACAACATCGCTAGTTAATAAAGAACTAGATATTCCTAATGTACCTGTTCCAGTAAGTCCTGTTGTAATTTGAGTATTAAAAGGATAATATGTACCACTTCTTAAATATGAACCTGTTAACGGATAATATTCAATAACATTAGTAGATTTATAAAAATTACTTTTTAAATTTAATGTTATTTGATGTGTAGAATTAGAATTTACAGTATAATTAATTTGACCTTTAACAGTTATTGTAGTTCCTATTTTATCCAAAGTTACATTTTGACTATTTATTGTACAGTTTGTTACTCCTGAAGGTGCATTAAAAATACTTCCAGAACCTGTTATACTTGTATCATTATAACTTGCATTTAAATAAGATAATAATTGCAAATCAACCATATCAGATGTAAAACTTGTAGTTCCTATTACATTTAATTTTCTAGTAGCTAAAGTATTATGGAATTGCAAATCGGTGTATTGAATAGGGTCTTTACTATTAGTAAATGTTGTAACTTTATTTAAAACAAATGTCTGACCGCTTGTTTTAGTATAGTTACCACCATCAATAAAGAAAATTTCATTTTTCCACAAAATTGCACCTGATGTTAAAACAACAGAAGTAGAAGTTAATCCTGACTTTACACAACCATACAACGCAACAGGAATACTATTATTTGTAACAAAATCATAATTTGAATTTGAACCAATAGATACAGTATTTAATGTTGTTATATTGTTTTGTAAGAAATCCCAATGAGCACCAACAACAGGCATACCTGCTGAATTGCTAATATAATTTGTTAATATTTTATCCATTTTTAATAATAATTTACAGAGAAACTAACCCCAGCGATACAATAATTTTTAACTAATCCATTTACTATTTTAGTGCAATTAGAAGTACCACCAACTAAAGAAGCTGTGCTATTTGGTATATTTATAGCAAAGTTAATAGTAGTAGGTGAGTAATCTAAATAAACACCATCACCGCCATCACTAGAACTTAAAAATGAAGCACTACCAAATGTATCATAACTGATAAATTGATTGCTGATTGATGAATTAGTAATATAAATACTTTTTGGGGTTGATGTATTAGGAATATTTGTTTGAAAGTTTAAAGTTAAATCATAGTTACCAAAATAACGATATAACATAAACTCTAAACTTTTCTTTTTACCATTATAAGTAATTCTTTCGTCCCAACCTACCATATTACTTGAAACCAACGTCCAATATGCAGTCATAGTTGGTGTATTTCCAACTGTATCAACTATTGCTTCATAAGTATTACCACCATAATTAGCTATTTGCCCTTTTAAATAAAAAACAGCACCATCATAATTGTAACCTAAAGAGCCATTTTTACCATAATTCCAAATATTATTTCTAAGCCATTCTAATGGACTTAACCATGCTTTTATTAAAGCAAGTTTATTTGGTAACCTACGATAAACAGGCACTAAATATGTATTAAAATAGCTATATGAATAATCAAATATACTCATTAGTTAGGTGTATAAGTTAATACGTATGCACTTGTGTTAAAATAACCGCTATAAGGTAATAATTTATTTTGAATCCAATTATTTGAAGTAATCAAATTTGTAATGCTACCATTTGTATCAGTATTTAATAAATCAGATAAAGTAACATTAGTAACTCCTTGTACATTTTGGATAGCTTCAACTAATTTATTTACATACATATAACCGTTAAAATCTAATGTAGTTAAATATGATTCAATTGCTGATTTAACATTTGCATCTATTACATCTTGATATTGACCATCATAATTTACAACTCCTGTAATTGTTAGTATATCACCACTAACAGAAATTAGCTGAAACGATACACCAGCAGGAATAATGGCTTCTTCTAAATATGCTAGTAATTCAATCTGTTGTCCTGATGTTAATGCCGTTGAATTACTAGCACATTTAATACTTATCGTTTTATTTGGCAAAGTTAATACGCTACATTGTGTAACTATATTTGCAGTTGTATCAATAGTAGGATAATAAAAGAATCCAAAATTACTTTGAGTAGAATCAGTTTGGTAAATAGCTTGGTAACCGTATTGCCATTTAAAAACTTGATATTGTATCCATTGTGGTGTATTAGGTGCAATTAATGTTAATTTGCTTTCTACATTAGCTGTGAATAAATCCATTAATTGTTCAAAATAAGCTATTGAAGTTGCTACAATATAACTCCATAACCTAAATTTTGCTGTTTGGCTTGTAGATGTTAATTGACTACCCAATACGCTATCATTAGCAATATTGGTTAGTATTTGATTATTAATCTCTTGAATACTCCTAGCCATTAGTTTATTTCTTTGGTAATTGTATAAGTCGGTGTTGCTTGTTGTCCATTTACAGGTCTAAATTGTGACCTATCAACATAATTTGTAACAAATGTACTTACAAAATGATAAATGCTATCATGTTGTGTATCGTTCTCTTCTGAAACAGCAACCATAGCAACAGCACCGTTAAACTCTTTTAAATAGAAACTATTGTAAATATTTGCTAAATAATCTCTATAAGTAAGGTTTAAATCTAAGTTATTGTAATCGGTGTAAGTATCGTTTAAAAACTCTTGTGTAATTATATGAAATTTAATTTGTAAAGGGTCATATAATGTTGCACCGTTACCAAGTTGTATTCTTTCGCTTTCATTTACAAATTCAATAAAACAAGCTGGTAATTGATATCCATATTGTTCACCTTCCAATAATTCTTCATATTGATTTTTCCACTCTGATACCGTTAATAGTTCAGGCATTTGAGTTCTTAAATAATCAATAATATCAATTAAAAGTTGTTTCATTTTTCTATGTTTTCAAATTTACGTTTTATAAACGCTGTTATTTTCTTTGTTAGGCTTGGCATATCTCCCATAAATTGACGTTGTGGGATATTTACTTTATAAGCACCTACATTTACACCTCTTACATGTGTTGCTCTTTTGAATGTTGAAAATCTTACACCCTGTTTGTATTTTTTATTTTTCCTGTCCCAGTCATTTTCCCTATTCCTAAAACTTATTAATCTTTTTGATGGTTTTATATTTATAGTCCCCCCATTATTATGTATGTAAGCGTATTCAACATTAGAACCAACGGTAACTGATTCACTTGTCTTATTAGTAACATGAATAGAGCGATTTAAAACACCTCTACCAACTAATATACGCTTACCATTAGGCTTTTTCTTTGGCTTCCATGAATTGCCGTTAAAACCTTGCTTTCTAAAGTTTAAACTAAATTCAGTTACAGCAATTTGCCCAATACCATCAACTATTTCGCCTTTTACTTGCTTATAATTTTCAAGTAACTTAACTAACTTTTGTAAGTCCCCCATCTGTATCGTAAAATTCAACATACATAGGTTCGTTGCTTAATTTAGAACCCAATCTAATATTTACTTTGTCAAATTCTAACTGGACTTGATTTTCATAAATATTTTGTTTTTGTTGAATATCATCAGTTTTTGAAATTACAAATTGCTTAAATTCTTCAAAATTTCTTTCTTTTAAGAATATTGATTTGATAGGCTTTTTAAAGTGTCTATAATGACTAACACAAGAAGCAACCATATCAGCAGTACAATTACCTGTTTTTTGAAAATCGTTTATCATAACTCTATAAATGGTAAGTTAAAATTCTTTTTAGCGTATGCTTTATATTTACCTGCAATATCGAAATATGGATGTGATTTATCAAATATTTGCCCTGTTTTCGTTGGGTCTTGTGCAAATATACCTTCAGCAGGTATTACCTTGCTAATATTATGACTAATTTCAACATCACCATAAGCGTGAGATACTAATAAACATCTACAACGATAATGGCTTAATGGCTTATTACCATTCCAAAAAGGGTCATCAACCCTTCTTACTATGCCATCTTTAGAAGCACAAATTGGACTTGTTTTATCATCAATTGATGCAACATATTCAAGCAATGGAAAGTCATGTTTTTGTTGTTCAAAACCTCTCCATTTCTTAGCTTCTGTTGCTTGTCCTACTGTTGTGAAATATTCAGCTTCTAACCAATGTTTATTATACTTATCAAATAATATTCTAGCATCTTGCTTAAACTCTTTCCAACTTCTTAATTTACCATCATCATTGAGTAATAAACCCTCATTAGCCAATACATATTGAAAAGTTTTAGCACCACTAAATATATTGATATTATGATTAAATGCCTCTTTTAATGCTATATCAATTTGATTTGGAACTTCTATATTATAACCTATTTCTATACCATTTAATAGATGTTCGCATATTTTACGATACAATCCAAATGGTAGATTCATTTCGTTTATTTCACCGCTATGAATCTGTTTTAATAATTTATCAATATAGGCATCACTAATCTCCATACATATTATTTAACGCCTTCAATGTATTTATAGCAGTAGGCTGTTGTATTTTACTTACAGGTATTTTAGTACGTTCAGTTATCCATTTAGGGTCAACTTCAATACCAGCATCAAATAAAGTCTTTACAATTGTAACCGTTTTTTGATTTATTTCTTCTTCTTCTTCTTTAGATTCTTGTTCCTGTTTATCGTTTCTAAATTTAAAAACAATATTATCAGGGATAATAAAACCTAGATTACGAAGTTTAGGTAATAAATTTTTATTTACTTCATTTTCTACAAAAGCAATTTGAGCGTTCTCAATTTCTCTCATTGCAATTAATGCTTCATCATTAGAACCTAGAGCACCGCTAGTACTATCAATTGCATCAGCATGACCAAGTAATATTTTACTTATTTTCTTTTCTAATCTTGATTCGAAATTATCAAATGATTGAAACGAAGTACCAGTATTTTTACTTTCAATAAATTCAATTTCATCATTAGGGTCAATTAATGCAGAATTGCTTGATGCTAAATTTTGAAGCATCATAAACATTTCTTCTCGCTCATCTTCTGTTGTTTTCATTGTTTTAGCAACAACAAAAGGCATAATAAACTTCTCTATGAAATCAGCATTGTAGCCCATATTATTGCGTAAAAATATCTCATAATAAGCAACATTATAAAGCAATCCGTAACCACTTTCTGACTTACCCCATTCGTTGAATGTTTCAGTATAAAGCATCCAATCTTTATAATCGTCATCATTCCATGATTTACCACTTACAGAATAAAAAAATGGTTGAATAATACGTCTATCAGGACTTATATTTTCCCTTCTTATTGCTCTTAAATCTTTTAATTCATAGTTTTCAAACTTATCCCAAGCAATTAAAGAAAACCCATATAATTGTGCATCTAGGATTGATTTAATAATCTTAGACATCCAATCTTTTTGCATTAGTTTAGTTAAGTTTTCATCAACTTGTTTAGAATCTACATTTATAAATTGAAAGTCTTTTTGTAATACTAGATTTTGTCTACGAGCAATACAAGCCGAAACGTGACCATTTAAAACAGTATCAGCGTAAAGCTGTTGCATCTTAAATGATTGAGGAAACCAAACACGCTCACGCTCTTTTATTGC